GCACGGCGAGATCCTGAAGAGCCGGCGGCAGCGGCTCGGTCGAGAAGTTGCCGGCCATCTCCAGCCCCCAGAAGGTGCTGTTCCAGGATGGCGAATGTGTGCCCTTCAGCCAGAGCGGGTTGCCGGTAAAGATCTCCCGGTCGGTGACCACGAGGTGCGGGCCGCCGGACCATTTCTGGTTCTGGTACGAGACCCACATATTGCGGACCCGCTGCTCGCCCGCGAGCGGCTTGCCCTTGTTGAGGTAGAACTGCGCCAGGGTCGGCGCCGAGGTGTTGTGCAAGACGAACCCGCGCGGCCGCCAGACCTTCATCTGGGACTCGACCTCCTTCTCGACGTAGGCCTCGAAGCCGGCCTTGCTGTAGCTCTTCGCCAGCGGGGCGATCGTCATGCTGCTGCTCCTTCGATCATGGCGAGGGCCCGCTTCCGGACCTTCTCGTTCCGCTCGTCCCAGGCCTGCCCCCAGGTGCGGGGCTTGGCCGGATTGATGCGCACGCCGTAGTCCTTGAAGGTCTTCTCGCGCTTCGCCCGCGCGTCGCAGAAGGCGTTCACGAACTGCGCGGGCGGCCGATGCGAAGCGGCCCAGAACGAGACCGCATCGAACTTCCCATCGACCGGCTGACCGACCGCCATCTCGATGTGCTTCTGGCAGCCGCCCTTGCCGTTGTTCACGGCCGAGTCGAGGATCACGTAGCCGGTGCCGATCGGCATGCGATCGAACTGGACCGGGCCAGCGAACTCCGCGGCGTAGATCGCCTTGGCCTCGGCCAGCGGCATCATCTTGAGGTCTGCGAAGGTCGGATGCGGCTTGCCGTGGGCGAGGCGCCACGCCACGAACACCGTGAAGGTGATGCCCATGTTGACGGCGCCGCCGCCCTCCATGGAGCGCTCGGCGTAGCCGCCTTCATCATGGAGGATCAGGGCGAGCGCGGTATCAAGCGCAGGCGAGAGAACAGCCGTCTGCGCCGCGGCGGATGCTGCGGTCATGGTGGGCCTCGATTGTCGGGGGTGGTGGGACTCGTTCGGCTCAGCGCTGGCTGGCGGCGAGGAAGAAGGCCTTGACCAACTCCGGCGTGTTCTTGCCGAAGGAGGCCGCCAGGATCGGCGTTAGCTCATGCGAGAGCGGGAACGTTGTGGTGCCGGCTAGGAACAGCAGGACGCGCTTCTGCCGATCCGGATCCGGCACCGCCTGCTTGACCGCCTCGATTAGTCTGTCGGGCGTCTTGCCGGTCGCAACCCAGGCCATCGCCGCGTCGTCCGTGATGATGCCCTCGGCCGCGGCTTGGCCTGCGAACTGGTAATCCTTGACCGTGAGATCCGGCTCCGGCGCTTGCGGCGGCCCGGCGACGCCAGAAAAGCTGAGCGAGTCCGGATGATAGGTGAGCCACTCGAACAGATTGTGCGGCTTATCCTCGCTTGCCGGGACGCCATCAATCTCGATCACGCGCTGGCTGAACGGGATCAGCTTAGTCGGATCACGGTAGATGGCCCCGACCATCTCGGAGCCGGCATCAGCGCCAGCGATGGTCAGGGCGAGCACGGCGCCTTCTTGGAAACGCGCCTCGGCCCTGATGTAGTCGTACCAGTCGATCCCATCGTCACGCCGCATGAACAGGATGGTGCCGCCGATCACCGTCGCGGCCTCCGCCCAGTCCGGCATAGGGTCAGGCGCGTATGGCCGCCAAATTCCATGGTCGATGATTGTATAAGGCATAGCTAACCCTCAGCTTACGACGCCGCGCCGCAAGTAACCCAGCCCTGATTTTGAATGTAGATCTGAAACGCACGCCACCGATAGGCAAACGGGGCGCAACCGAGATTTCCGTCGCCCTGCACGAATTGGTATGTCCAGTAGTCGCAACTCATCGTGTGCCCACCGGTCGGGCTGATGAAGCCGCCTGTACCCGGCTGATCAAAGCAACCCTTCTGGCCGGCCAGCACCCAGCGACCACTCGTGACGGAGCGGTTTACGGCCGCGTTCTGGTTATTGGCGCCGACGTTGTTGATGTACGAGACAAGGTCACCGACCTGCTTAGTGTTGATGTCGCCGCCTGGGCCAATAGAGATAATTTCTGCGGTCTCTCCATAATCGCAGAACTGAAGTCGTGCGCTCGGCAGCGTGCGAGCTTTCCAGCCAAAAACATTGTCCAAAAGCAGGGTCAGATTTGGACTGCGCCCTGCTCCTTTGGGTGCTTCCAGGGTGAGATCGCCCGACATCGTATCGCCGGTCTTCTGTACCACAGCAGCGAGAACGGCAGCGGCGCCGAGGTTCGCCAGGATCTTGCTCTTCTGATCGGCGTTCAGAGGCAGCGTGTCGGCTAGTAGCCCGATGTTGATGAGCGCCTGCGCGATTTCGGAGCCCGCGAAGTCCTGGTCGAGATCTACTCTCAGCGCCTTCGGTGAGTTGGCTGCATAGGCGGCGGCCTGATCGACCAAGTCTCCCGCAGCCGCGACCACCGCCCCGACGTCCTGCAGCGCCGGCACGAAGTTGACCCGGTGGCCGTCGTTCTGGAAGCCGCCCGGGTTCGTTGCAGCGTTGTAGGGCTTGGTGCCCTCGTAGAAGGTGCGGAGCCGGCTGATCGCCGCCTTCACGGCGTCGGATAGGGCCATCAGAGCGATTCCTTCACAACGAACTCGGTGGCGATATTCGGCGTCGACATGCGTCGCAGGCTCGGCGGCTGGGCGAGCGTTCCGAAGAACGCCTCGCGCAGGTGCGTGCTCGGATCGGCGGGGTTCGGGACGACGAAGACCTGATTGTGAATGCCGGAGCGGACGATGATCTCATAGATTTCGCGGTATTCAGCAGCCGGCAGAAACGAGAAGCCGAACTTGAATGATCGACGCATCGCACGCGCGTTGAAGAACGACGTGCCGCTTCGCCCCTCCTCGGTGTCGGTGATCGCCTCGAAGTCGAGAGAGTTGCCATTTTCTTCGTAGTTATAGGTTGGACGCCATGCGCGTCCGATCATGATCCGCGATATGTCGAGATAACCGTCCGGGTTGCTCTGGTCGTACATCTCGACTTGGACATACGTTGCGACAAAGCTGGCGTCCGGGATGTAGACGAACGACGGTCCTTTCCCGATGCTCTTGCCGATATCATCGAACTCCTGGCTCGCACCGGCCCAGAAGCCTGGATCCTCCCATTCGAGGGTAAGGCTCGGAACCACGTTGCTCGGCAGGGCGAGATAGCCGCTGTCGTCGACGAGGTTCGTCAGGCCTGGATCCGTGTACGACCGGATCCGCACCAAGGAAGTCGGCGTCAGGTTGGTCGGGCCGAGCGCGATGCCGCCGATGCTGCACGGTCGAGGCAGAGCGCACAGGAACTGCGTGTCGTCCGGATCGGTGCTCAGCGAGCGCGCCACCTCGGACAGGTATGGCGTCTGCAGGTTGGTCAGCCCGAGCGATCCAGGCTGCCACGAGCCGCCCGAAAGCACGACACCGTCGAGGTCGGCCCGGTTCTCGTAGAGCATCGCGAGGTTCGATTGCGGCGGGGCGAGATCCGCCACCACCGCCGGTGCGTCGCCCAAAGCGCCGGGCGCGCTACCGTCCAGGCCGGCGGCGAAGTTCGGCCAAAAGCTCATCGCGAGCGACCCTCACGCATCCATCAACCCCAGGCGCTGAACTCGATCGCATCGGCGACCGCGTCGTCCACCCGGCCAATGATGACGAGCGGCTCCGGCGTGGTCAGGAATCGGTCCATCTGCAGGGAGATCACGGCCCCCATCGGCAGAGCCGGTGCGAACACGGGGGCGGAATTTTGCGGCGGCCGGTAGTTCGGTCCGATCACGCTGACCCGGAAGTTCCAGATGTCCCGGCGCACCTTGTAGATCGCGAGCAGCCGGGCGGCCTCCGCTACGGCGTCCGCGGTCTCGGTCAGGCAGGTGTCGAAGGACAGTTCCTGCGCCAGGAGGTGCACGGCCTGCACCGACGTGTCCTCGGCTTTCGCCTCCTGCCACTCCTGCTGAAGTCCGGCCCGGCGCGCACCCGTGACCGCTCCCGCGATCTGGTCCTCGCTGAAGACGGTGCCCAGCTGCCCGTAGCGCACGGTCACACGATAGGCCGGGATGTTGCCGTTCGTGTCGCTCGGGACGATCCGCTTCACCTCTCCCCGTAGCTGCCACTCCACGAAGGCCGCGACGGGCGCGCTGGACGGCGCCTCCAAGCGGCCGACCGTGAACGCGCCGAGGCTGTTCGGGACGATCCAGCCGCCGACCGAGCGCAGGAGGCTGCTGATGGCCGCCAGGGCGGTCCGCTCGTCGTTGACCCACAGCCCGCAGCTCGCGCCGTTCTTGGCGGTTTGGGCGGCGATCGAGGCGGTGTCGATATCCCCGGCGGCGATGCCGAAGTCCGCCAGGATCTGCTGCACGAGACTGGCCGCATCCCGGGCGCCGGCCGCCACCACGTCGGCGGTAACCGCGAACGCCGGGGTCCCACCGAGCCGGATCAGGCCGAGGGCCAAGCTGGTCGCATACTGTCCGGCGGAGAGGCTCGCGCTGGTCAGCGCCGACACGCTGGCATAGTCGCCGTTCAGCGAGAGTGCCTGACCGCCATCATAGACGGCGATCGACGCGCAGGCCCGGTCCGACACCTGCCGGATCAGGTTGAACGGGTTCACGTCGATCGGCGTGACGTTCCGGATCAGGCCGTAGGCGCGCGGCTTGATCGTGTCTTTCAGGGTGGCGGGCCCCTCCGCCGTGGCGCCGGCCGAGGTGGTGGTGCCGAGGTAGCGGGTCGTCAGGAGCGGCTTGGCGTCGAGGTCGGCCAGCCGATCGTGGATCCGGAGCCGGATCGTCTTGAACGCGTCGGTGATGTCGAGGCTGTCGATCGTGCCCCGGATCATGATCGGCGCGTCGCGATAGAGACCCTTGGGCCGGCCGAGCAGGTCCTGGGGGATGGCGCGCACGATCACCGGCCGTCCGTCAAAGGCGTAGTCCGCCCAGTCGTCGTACCGGCCATCGGCGTTCACCAGCACGATCTCACCGAAGGCGACGCTCGAGGCGCCCGATGTGGTGCCGTCCTGGAACAGGTGCCGCTCGAAGTTGGCCGGCGTCTGCAGGGTGTCCCGGAAGTGCTGATTGGCCGGGGTGTCGCCCGCATCCGTGTTGAGGGCGGCCGAGGCGGCGTAGAACGTCTGCACGCCGCCGGCGCCGGTATGGGCCCGGACCTCGATCGCGTAGATGGTCACGCCGCCACCTCACGACGCGAGGCGGTGCGGTTGCCCTTGGCGATGCCGGCGCCGACGTCCTTCGTGGCTTGGATCGTGCCCAGGTGACCGGCGTCGGCGATATCGTTGCCCTCTTGCACGTCGCCGCGCAGCGCTGCCACCTCTGCTCGAAGCGCACGGAGCTCATCCAACATGGCGGCCGCGCCCTGGCTGCCGCTCGGCGTCGGCGCGCGCGGGGGCGCGGCGACCGCCATCGGGCGATCGTCGTTCATGGCTTCGAGGATCGGCCCATACCGGCCGGCCGCCGCCGCCGACATGACGAACTCGCCGTTCGACAGCCGTGCGATGATGCTGTCCGACGTGCTGGTGCCGGCGCCCGAAACCCAGCCGCCATCGGCGTACTGCTTCATGAAGCCGTCCACGCCGATCTGCACCGGCAGGGCGCTCAAGGTGTCCTGGACGCTCTTGAACGTATCCTGGAACGCCTGGGACGAGGCGTAGAAGGCCTTGCTCGCGTCGAGCAGCGTCTGCGCATAGGTCGTGATGCTGCCGATCGCAGTCTGGTCCCCACCGCGCGCGAGAGCCAGCTGCTGGTCGTACTGGCTCTGCGCGGCGGCCAGACGATCCTGCGGCGACAGGGGCGAGTTGCTCCCCGTCACGAGGCTGTCGAGGAACTTCTTGATCGTGTCGGCGAAGCTATCGAAGGCCGTCTGAGCCTGCTTGGTGAAGTCGCGGATGATCTTCAGCCGCTCGGCCGCCTGCGCGGTCTCCAGCCCGACGATGGCCTCGCCCCCGTTCTTGATCTCGTCGGCCCGCTCCTGCTGCGCCTGCCGGTCGTAGGCGGCCAGCTGCCCAGCAAGGGTCGAGGTGTCGTTGTTCGCCGCGAAGGTCCGGTTGTCGAACGTGAGCTGCCGCTCACGCACCGCCTCGTTGTAGTCGGCGATCAGCTTGTTCCGCTCCAGCACCTGGGTCGCGATCAGCTCGTCGAGCGCCTGGCCGCCCTTGGCCATCTCCGTCCACTGCTCCCATTCGGCGGAGCGGTCGAAGGTGGTCAGCTTGGTGGCGAGGCTGTTGTCGGAGAAGTTCACCGCGAAGGCGCGATCCTCATACGAGCGCTTGCGGTCCTGGATCTCCGACAGGGCCTGCGCCGCGGCGGCGGCCAGTTCGTCGGTCGACTTCTGCCCGTCGGCGCTGAACGCGTGGACCTGGCCGGCGAGCTGGGGGAACGCCGCCACCAGCTGGTTGAAGGCGTCGCCCACCAGCTGCGAGTTGTCGACGATCTTCTGAGCGGCGGCGGTGAAGTAGGTCTGCACCTGTCCGAGATCGCCGCCGACCGAGCCGGCATCGGCCTGCAGGCCCTGGACCTCCTTGATCAGGTCGGACGCGTCATTCAGGTAGCCCTTGCCCTGCGCGGTGTTGATCTTGGCCTGCAGGTCGGTGGTGAACTTGTCCCGCAGCCCGTCGATCGCCTTGTCGACGCCGGACGAGATCGCGGCGGCTGCCTGCTCCGAGGACAGGCCGAGATCCTTCAGCACCTGGTTGAGCCCGGCGGCCGTGCCCTGGATCCGGGCGAGCTCGGTCTGCGTCGTCGACAGGGTCGGCGCCGGGTTCAAGCTTCCGAGTGCGCCCTGCACCGCCGCGGCCCGGGCGCTCATCTGCGCGGCCGGGTCGGTCAGCCGGCCGGCATCCGCAACGAAGCCCTTCAGCGCCTCGCCGAGCGCCTGCACGGACGAGACCGCAGTGGCGAACGGGCCATTCGTACCGAAGCCGGCCTGGACCTCGGCCATCGTGCCTTTGAAGCCATCGGCGAAGATCGCGACCTGGCGCGCCACATAGGTCTTGAAGTCGGCCATCAGCTTGTCGGCGAGCGCCTGATCGCCACCGTCGCTGGCCGTCTTGATCGCCTTGGCCGCCTGGGACTGGGCGTCGGTGACGTTCTTGCCGACCGTGCCGAGCGCCCCGCCGGTGAAGGCGAGGTCCAGCGCCTCGATCTGCGGACGCGCCTCGGTGAGGGCGTCCTTCATCGCCTGGATCTTCTCCTGCAGCTGCTTCTTCGCCTGCTTCTTGGCCTCGCTCGCGCCGAACAGGCCGCCCAGAATGCCGGCCGCGCCGCCAACGACCGCGCCAATCGGCCCAGCAGCCGCAAAGCCCGCAAGGGCGCCGCCCGCAGCACCGATGAGCGGCGACTGTGTGCTGTAGCCGAGCGACCCACCCACGGCCGCCGACGTCAGCCCCTGGCCAAGCGGTGACGACAGTACGCCACCGCCGGCCTTGGTGGGCTTCAACGCATTCGAAAGCGCGCTGCCGATGCCGGACTCGGCACCACCGCTGAGCGCCTTCGAGATCTTGTCGCCGTCGAACAGGTTGCTGAAGAAGCCGCCGTCCTCGTCCAGCGTCTTGCCGCTCAGCGTCGGGCCCTGGACAGCGCCCTCGGACCCGCCGCCGAACAACGAGCCGAGGTTGAGCTTTCCGCCCAGCAGGCCGCCCAACGCCCCGCGCTCATCGCCGGCAGTGCCGAGGATGCCCGCGAGCGGGCCCTCACCGGAGATGATCGCTTTGAGCGCGCTGCTGCTCAGTGTTTTGGCGAGGCTCTGCAAGGCTTGATCGAGCTTCTGCCCGCCGACCGTGATGTCCTCGATGAACTGCGTGAAGTCGCTGGCGAGCTCACGCTGGCCGTCCTTGATGCCCTCAAACGCGAACTTAGCCTTCTTCAGGTTCTCCGTACTGGTCGCGAGGGTATCGCCGAGCCGGTCCCACTCGGCCCGCATCGCCTCGGTGACCTCGGTCCCGTCCTTCTGCGCGGCCCGGGCCAGATCGTGCGCGAGCTTCAGCTTGATCACCGCGGCCGCGTCCTTGCCGACCGAATCCGCCTCGAGGGTCAGCTCGTCGATATGGTCCTGCGTCCGCTTGATCAGGTTGTCGTAGGACGAGATCGCCGTGTCGGCCGCTTCCTTCGCCTGCTTCGCGGCAGCGGCGGGCTTCTGAAACCCCGTTGGGGCCGTCGGGCCGAAGGTATAGGGGAACTGCCGCGCGGTGATCGTTGGCTGCTGCGGGCCATAGGTCCCATCCACCGGCGGAGTCGTGGTCGCCGTGGCAGCCTGCTGCTTGTTGATCACGCCCAGCTGCGCCAGCACCGCCGTCGCCTTGCTGTAGACGGCATCGAAGGCGCCGCCGATCGACGAGGCGACCGCGGACCCGAAGGCCGTCACCGCAGCGATGCCGTCGTTCATCGCCTGCACGACCGCCAGCACAGCCTGGAGGATCTTAAGCCAGATCTCATTCAGCAGGATGCCGGCGGAGCTGAAGTCGATGTTCACCGCCCATGCGTCGGCGATGGCCTGCTTGGTGTCCTCAATGGCGCGATTCAGAGCGACGGCGCGCTCGACCTGACCCTGGTCGAGGATCTGCTTCTCGCTGGCCGCCTGCATGTTCGCGACGAACTGCTCAAGCGTCACGCCGCTGGTGCGGAGGCGCTCCACGAAGTCGGGGCCGAAGACCTTGCCGCCGACGTCCTGCGCGACCAGGTCGAGGCCGAGATCGTGCAGCTCCTTCATCCCAGCGAGGGCCGCCTGGATGCGCTGCTGCGTTGTGCTGGCGAGGTCGGCCTGCGTGGTCGCCTGCAGCCCGTTCGCGCCCGCGACGCCCGTAGCGTTGATGTCGTTGAAGGTCTTGGTGAGGTTGTTGGTCTGGCCCCACTGGTCCTTCACGAAGCTCGCGGCCTTGGACAGGGCCGCATCCATCTGCTCGGTAGTGGCCTGGATCTTCGGGCCGAGCGACTCGAAGCTCTTCAGGAAGCCGGCGCCGACATCGAGCTGCTGCGCCTTCATGCCGATGTCGATCAGCTTTTGCAGATCGGAGTTGGCCTTGCCGATGACGGCGGATCCGACCTCGAACGCCACGAAGGCGGCCAGGATCGGCACGAACAGCGGCGGGATGAGGCTGAGGCCGCGAGAGAGCAGGCCGGTCGCGGTGGTGAAGCCTGCCACCTTCTCGGCATAGGTCGCCAAGCCGCCCGCGGCAGCTTCGGCACCGGTCGACAGGCCAGCAAGCCCGCGCGCCGCCAGGGCCGCGCCGGTGACCACGGCGGCCCCCATGCCTGACGCCCCCTCAGCGAATGCCGCGGTCGAGACGGAGGCGGCACCGAGGTAGCCGGAGGCCGCCGTCGCCAACCCCGCCAGCCCACGCGCAGCCGCGACGCTGGCCGCCAGGACGAGCACTGGGTGCTCGGCGATCGTCTTGCCTGCCGCCTTGAAGACCTCGCCCTGCTTGGAAACCGACGCCGCGTTGTCGTTGCTGGCCTTCGTGGCGGCCGCATAGGCGTCGATCGCCTTCATCTGCGATGCGGTCAGCCCGCCCGTGGCGGCGGCGGCGGCGTTCTGAGCGGCCTCGGAGGCGGCGAGCGCACGGTTCTCGGCCTCGATCTGGCGCTGGTGCTTCGCGGCAGCAGCCTCCTGTGCAGCCTTCGCACGCGCGGCCCGGTCCGACGCCGCGTTGTTCCTGTCACTGCTGCTGGCCGATCGATCCTGGGCGGTCCCGAGCTTGTCGAGCGACGACCCCAGCTGGTCGACCTTCGCGCGCGTCTGGTCCACGCCGTCGGTGGTGTACCGAAAGACGTACTCCTCGACGTGCTGTTCAGCAGCGGCCATGGGGATCCTCGGCGGTGATCGCCCGTTCGTCGCCTTGGGGGCGCCGTACACGGGAGAGTTGAATGGTCCGATGGTTCTTGTTGGTCGGCGCTTGCTGCGCCTCGTCCGCAGTTCTGGCGCAGGCGCCGGCTGTGCGGGTCGTGAAAGAGCAGGCGCTGGTTGCGAGCTGCCAGAGCTTGGGCGAGGTCCGGGGCTCGTCCCTTATGGGCGGAATCCTCGCCTCGGCTGCCTATGACAGCGCTCTGAACGAGATGAAGGAGAAGGTCGCCGCCGGCGGAGGCAACCACCTCCTGCTATTCGACCTGACGACCGGCTACACCGGAGCCAACGGCTACGGCGAGGCGTACCGGTGCGATCCACCCGCTGAGCCAGCTCCGCAACGCCGAGGCCGACGGAGTTAGCGCTTCCCGAACTTCGCGGCGGCACGGGCTTTGAGGCTGGCGAAGACGTTCCTCACGCCCTCGGTGTCGTTAATCGCGACTTCGACGTCCGGCTCGGGCTCACCTGTGAGCGAGGCGTTCTTCTGGTTGGCCAGGGTCACGCCATCAAGGCGCTTCAGCAAGCCGACCTCCCACGCCGTCGGCTCGACGCCGCGCAGCGCGGCCCAGGCGCCGATCTCGGTGAAGGAGAGCGGGTTGAGCCCGAAGCCGTTGTTGGTCCGGGCCCCGCCAAGTTCGCAGTACCACCGCCAGATGTGGTCCAGAGCATGAGGCGGGGCGCCGTCGAAGTTGCGCGACGCCGCCGCCTGCTCTGCGAACTCGATCAGCTCGCTGGCTAGACCTTCAAGAAATTTGCCCGGTCCATGATGAAGGCCTCGGCCTGCTCACGGAGCCACGGCAGCTTCTGATAGGCCGCACGGACGTTCTCGACTGTGCAAGCCTTCTCGCCACCGTCGAACCCGATACCTTCCCAGTCGATGGTGCAGGCTACGAGCAGCTCGAGCCGGTCCGCCTCTAGGGCTTCTGCGGTCGCACGCACGCGGCGACCGCTCGCTGCGGTAGCGAGCCGACGATTCGAGGCGCGGCGCTCGGACTTTCGGTAGCGGTCGCTGTCCTCGCCAGCCAGCGTCACGGTGATCGGGGCGCCGTCATCCTGCAGCAGCGCAGCGCCGGTGGTCGGGTGCACCACCTCCATGGCGGCGCCAGCCTCGGCGGATGCGGAGGTGTCCAAGGTCGAAAGGTCCATGTCGGGATTCCTGCTCGGCGGGGATGCCGGGGGGCATGAGGGGGGCGGGGGCGGCCCCGACAGCCGCCCAACCGCCCTTCACCCGCGAGCCGCTCGGAGGGACGTGCGGTCGCGAGCGAACTGGATCAGGAGCTCGGCGCCGCCTTGTCGTAGATCGGCGAGTTGATCCCGATGTTGAACGTGCGCTTCAGGACGTTGTCCGCCGTGCCGATGGACCGCTTCTTGCCCATCACGAGACCCTGGAAGTACTGGATCGAGCCGTCGGGGAAGGTCACACGGAAGGCGAAGTTGTTGATGTTGGCCTGGGCCGCTTCCAGCGCGATCTGCCCCGGATCGTTCGGGACGTAGGCGACGGTCAGGGCGATGGTGCCGGCGTCGGCCGAGCCCTTGGCCTTAGAGATACGGCCCGCGCCGATCTCGTTGAAGGTGACGGCGGCCCGCTCGTCTCCGTAGTCACCGATGGACTCGACCTTCCCGACGACAACGTAGGGGGTGAGCGCATCGAACTCGGCCACGGTGTCGACCGCATCCGCCGCGACCGGCCCGATCTCGAATTTGGTGCCCGAGGCGGTAATGATCGCCATGACAGGTGTCCTCTTGATGTGTCACGGCTGCCCATGCCGCAGTGTTGCTCGGATAGACGCACGCTGGGCGGCGCCGCCGTGGCAGTCACCCGCCGATCTACTCGGGATCGTCGAAGTGATAAGTGTACGGAGCGACGACGGACGTGCGGAAGTAGTTTCCCTCGTCATTGTCGTCGTTCAGAATTGGCGAAGTTGGCGTGAGAAACTCGACGCCGTTGATCTTGCGCGAGCGGAACAGCTTCGCGATTTCCTCGCCCAGCTGCCCGGACCACTCCGTGCCGCCGCCGCGCTCGGCCAGAATGACGATCCGCGCTGCACCGTCCTCGACGTAGGAGCGGTCGAAGGTGGTCCGGCTCTCGTTTGAGACCGGGAACTGCACAGCGAGGTACGGGGCTGGGACTTCCGGCGGCTCCTCGGGACCGTTCGGATAGACGATGGCCGGCTTATCGCCAGCCGAAGGGGTCCAGGCGGTGAGGATCTGCCTCACCGTCTCGATGACGTGCTGCTTGGCCACGGAGCTCTCAGCGTAGGGTGACGGTGATGATCGGGACGCGCGTGGCGCGTTCCAGCTTCATGCCGGCGACGCGGACCGGCTGTTGCCGGAGCACGGCCCGAGCGCCGCGGCCGCGCGCGCCGGCGATGTAGTCGATGATCGGGGACTCGTAGCCGAACCCGACCTCCACGCTGTTGCCGAACTGCTGGGCCGCCAGCACGGCCACGACCTGGTAGACGCCGGACGGTGCGCTCGACGACTCGCCCTCCTCGATCTTCTTCGCGTAGGGCGCGAGGCTCATGAACACGTAGCGCGCGGCCGCAGGCGGGTTCTTCGGATCAGCCTGCTGCCCGTCGGCGAGCAAGATGTGCGAGGCGGCGAACCGGCCCGTGAGCCGGGGCGAGTGGGTCACGATCTGGTCGTAGATCCAGGTCAGCGCCTCGGTGGCCTGGGCGAACCGGAAGACGACCTCGCCGCGGTCAGGGTTCAGCTGTTCCAGCGAGGCGTGGGCCCGCCCATCCACCACCGTATCGTGCGCGGGCGGCCGGCCGGTCTCGGCGCGGTAGGCTGCATCAGCCCTCTGCGCAGCCTCCTTCGCCGCTGCCGTGACGCTCGCCCGGCGCTTCTCGGGGGCGAGCGCCTGTGCGACGGCGGCGCGGACGGCTGCGCTCGACCCGGTCGGCATCAGCCTCGCACCGTGCAATCGTAGGCCAGCAGTACGCCCGCGATCCGGTGCGTGTTGTCGTCCACGTTCTTGATCGTGCGCTGCCGCCCGTTGATCCACACCACATCGAGGCCGTTGGTGGTCGTGATCGGCACTGGGAAGCCCCCGGCGGCGACGTCCGACGCCAG